CAGTGGGTAAGTTGAGGAACTGGGTCAGACCATCAAAACTGATTGCAGGACGCCCGCCCTGTGTGATGATTGCCCCATTGCTAACAATCTGCGGCTGCGATCCTGCCGTGGTCTGCGTGGCATTGCGCCCGTTGCCTGATTGGTCATACCAAGTGGTAACAAAGCCGCTGCCAGAACCGACGTGCGCCAGCAAGGCAGCGGTATTCAGATCACCGCTGGCGGTGAAGCCGATATTAAGTTCCGCATTGTCCGAAGATCGGCGAACCCGACAAGCCAAAGATGCAGCCGAGCGCACCTGACGCAAGCTGTAGGCGGCAGCAGCCGATACTCCAAGCTGGTCGAGGATGGGCACAGGGCTAAGCCGCCTGCCGCTGCCAATTGAAAACAGCCGTGTTGCGCGAAGCCGCATTACACCAGCTCCGTGATGCGGATAGACCCAGCCGTTGTTTCTTGCAGCACTGAAATTGTGGTGCTGGCAGGCACGTCAAAATCAATACGCTCACCTGCCCCGACATAGTGGCTTGTGGCCGTCGCAGTGCCGCTGATCGAGTACCAAGTTCCCTGCGTGGCGTACATGCTGACACGGCGGCATGTGGTAGTCAGTACAATGTTTGCTGCTGTGCCAGACGTGGCCTGCACACGGGGGACGTCGGGTGTGCCAAGCGTGTCCACGGGCAGGAGGCCAGCAATGGCCTGAGCCGGGATTTTGGTGTTGAGCGCCGCGAGCGTGGTCTCGGTTGCCGCGCCAGATGGGAGCGGAAGCGCCGTCGCCGAAACTGCCACCGCCGATGCCCGAAGCTGAGCATCCGTCAATGCCTGCGACCCGACCAGTTCAAGATTGGCCGCAGCCGGAACCGTCGCAAGATCAGCCGCCGTGGTCTGGTTGCGCCAAATCGTGCTCACGGTCGAAGGCGTGTTCTTAACGTCAATGACCTGAGTGCAAGTCACTGTGTCGCCGACAGACGCGCCCGTAAACGCCGTTTTGACCCGATAGGTCGTGACCACCAACTCGCGGTCGTGATTGTCACCGCCACCACCGCCGCCTCCGTTTGCGTTATAGACCACGAGTGCGTATGTACCATCCCCCATGTCGCGCAGGCGCAAAGGAGCTTCAGAGCCTAAAACTGCGTCCCAAGTTATTCGATCTGTCATGTGTCCACCTATAGGTTTCAGGGATTGTACTTTACAGCTAGTCTTACCTTAACTGCCAACTTTACGACTTTGGTTGTGTTGGCGTGTCCGGTGTTAACTTTTTCTCCGTAGCATTAGCTGTGTTGCTTGTCGGGTTTTCACTAACAGCCGTGTTAACCTTAAACATTGTGCCGGACAAGGGCTTGTACCCTGTTGGCGGTAAGTGCCCTGTCAACTTGATGCAAGCGTACTCGTCAGTAATCATTCCGAGAGACAACAACTCTAAGTACCTTGACTGCTTCATAGCTTTGAAAGCCTCGAGTTCACTATCAGGTCGTAGGTCAAGTTGGTCGTAAACAAACTCAACATAGCCGTCAACACCCATCAAACGGATCGCTATAGTCAAGGCTCTGCTGTAGCACTCATTCAGCTTTCTGCGAATGATGTCAGCCTGCTTCAAGAACAGCAAACTTTCAGTGCTGCTGGCGCTGCTTGTGCTGGAAAAGCCTAGTGTGACTGGCAAGGTTATTGCACCCGATGCCAACTTAGCATTCAACACTTCTTGCACTTTGGCAATCACAGTAGATGGATCGTGACCGCCATCAACGTAAGCGTGCTTTACAAAGTCAAAACTGACAATAGCATCTTCTGGAGCAAGACCGTTAATCACCTGCTCAACAGCAGCAATAGTCTGGTTCTGGTACTTCGTAAAAGCCTCGCTATCCGCCAAGATTTCTGGAGGTGTAGATTTTCTGAAAGCTTCGCTGTCAATTGTTGTAGACAAGCGCGGAATCACGGCGCGTTTTAACGCTCGTCTGATGTCGTTATTGAAGTCAAGGTCTGACAAGACTGGTTGAACCGCAGCAATAAGCGGACTTGTAGGATATGCCTCAGTAACCACTTGGTCGAGTGCAACATAGATGAATGTTGGAATGTCTAAGTCAAGTTCTTGACCACCGACAACTTGCACTACGCGAAAGCTATTGTCTTCCTCGTAGAACCTGAGAGTGCTAACTGCAACAGGGTTAAAACTTGCCGGAATCTTCATCTTGTCAAGGGCAACTTCCAGAGCCATCGCACCAGTCAACTGCATATCAATCGCTAAGGTTTCCGACAAGCTTTGCAAGCCTTGTTGCGCCCCAAAGCTGCCATCAGCAGCGCCTAAAAACGTCAAGCGGCGCAGCAACTCATGAGCAAGTGCTGTAGCGTTTGGGTCTACTTGGCCGTCAAGGTCTCTGCCTATCAGCGTGTAGTTTTCAGGAATCCCTGTTCGCAACTGCAAGCTCACAGAACTTGAAATTTCAGGGCTATTCTTGCTCAGCGCACGCAAGGTGAGGTAATCGCTCGCCTTGTTGCGCAGATCAGCCGCACGATCAAGTGCAGCCGACTGGCTTACCGGCTTCTGAATAGCACTCGAAGAAGCTACCAGCCGTGTCCGATAACCGGGTAACGATACTGGAGCTTTTCCACTTTTTGGCAGAGGTGGTGGTGCTAGTGTGGCAGCGTCAACTTGTGGTGTTTTTGCAACACGTAGCTTATTTACAACAGTTTGGAAGAAGTCTTTGATCGCCATTGGTTGTCCTGTGGGCGTAATCGCCTTTGGCGACATCATAGCATGAGAATTTGTGCCGTCAAGTTAGCTGTTTTTTAACCTGTAACTCGAAACCAACTTCACAGCACCCGCTGTAGTCCATCCAGATATGCGCCCTCGCATCTTGATCGCAAGCATTAGGTACACCAGCGAAAAAAGCATGTGGTCATCACCGTCACTTTTGACCCACAAAAATTGCAACTCCTCTTTTACGAATTGCTGAACACGTTTCAAAGAAGTGTAGTGGTTCTTAAATGCGGCAGATTTGTCAGTCTTAGCCATTACGATATTTCGCTCCTTAAACATGTCTCGCACAGCATCAAGTGCGGCTGTTCTGTTGACTTTCAACAAGCGTAGGTTAAGCTTACCTTCTTCAGCATTTTCTACTTTCTCCTGCAAGGTGAACATCTCCGGCGATTTGCTTGTAGTGAACACAGCACCGTAAGCGTTTGAGTCGCCTTCTGTAATTTGCATGATCTGACTTGTATAGGGGTACACATCGTGGACTGAGTTTATACAACGATATAACCTGATTAGCTCTCTACGTCTTGCTTCAAACAAGGCGATTGGCACCATTTCTCGATGCACAACAATAAGCTGTCCTTCTTGCGATAGCCGTCCGATTGAAATAGCGCATACCAAGCCCATATCAGCGCCAAAGTAATGGATTTCAGAGCTGTTCATGTTTAGCTCTGTCTCTGCAAGGTCTACATCTTGCAGTGTGATCTGTTCGTTACTTTCTTCGCTGGTTTCTCCAAGTACTTGGTTTGCCCATTCAGACTTTGTGGCGTACTCCGTACTTGTTCTAACCAAGTACGCAGGCTTTAGCACCAGACAAGCCGTGACTGGTGTGATGTAGTAAGTATGGGCTTCGTAGTTATCTTCTGGATTTTCTACAACCCACTGAAGATTTCTCGGGTGGAATTGTGGGTCTTTACCACAACTAGGACACTTCCAGTGTGCGTCTTGCCATTTGACATCTTTAATTGTGATTTTGTTGATATCTTTGATGTCGCCGCTGTACTCTGGTATGACAATATCCGTATGATAGCTTGGCAACCACACGTTTCCACAACATTCACACTTTGCCATGTGCCGATAGCGTTTACTTGTCTCAGCTTCTTTGCTGATTCCTACGCCGTCGATGGTCGGCGTGCTGAATTGCTTGACGATCTGCAATTCTGAGGCTTGCAAGCGACTTCTGAACTGCTTCAAGGTGTCTGGATCGCAACGATCAACTTCGTCAGCAACAAGGGCGTCAGCACTGACTGATAAGGCCGCAGTTTCACTCTTACTTCCTCGGATAAAGATGAAGTTGTTGCCGAGTTTTTTGAGTTCGTTGTTGTCTACGTCATAATCTAGCAGACGTTTGACTTCTGGACTGCCTTGAATCAACGGATTTAGCTTTGTAGTGACAAGTTTCTGTGCATCGCTGGCGCTGGGCAAGGCGTAAATGCTGTGAAACTTCTTTTGTGTGCAAGCAGCAGCCAGCAAGTACGTCATGGTCACAGTAGTCATGCCGATCTGGGCAGGTTTAACTGTGTTTGTAACCCTACTTGTATCGTTAATAATCGTGGCTTGAAAGCCGTATTTATCACCAAAAGTATAGCGATTTCCCTCTAAAACGATGTGTTTTTCAACAAATCTGCTCAGATTTTGAAGGTTATAGACGTTATTCGCCCCTTCTTTGATGCGATCAAGGTGGTTTAGGAACATTTTAGGCCTTGGTTTCTCTCAATTGTGAGAGTCTTCTGAAAAACGTCCGTAAACTCACAAAAGCAAGCTCTGCCCCTTCTTTTGCTGTGTGCTTACCTTCAAGCGTTTCTCGTGCAATCTGGTCTTGGTACATGCGTCTGGTAACCTTAAGAAGCTTGGGGTTTCTTTTTGGTGCGCGTTCTGGGACTGCGTGTGATAGATAGTTTTCGCTCACGTTCATGATTTTTGCGACTTCTCTCACTGTCTTTCTGCGTGTGTAAAGGTCATCGTACAAGTCTTTTGACATGCGATTCCGAATGTGGCGGCTTGTTTTCATAGGGCTTTTAAGGCTTTCTCGTAGGCTTGCAAAAAGCTTTCTTTGAGCTTTTCAAATTCTGGTTTTTGAAGTGTTTCGATCAAGGTGTTTTCAAGCATCTTGAGGCGTTCGACATTGTGCAGTTCGCTCTGAGTTTTGATGATATTGCTCAGGATGCTGCTGATGCTGTTAATTGTTTGAGCCTTTTGGTTTGGCGCAATGCTGGTATCGTCTTTGATGTCGTCCAGCAAGTCTTTGGCGTTCTTGTACTGTTCGAGTAACTCGTGGTCGAGGTCAAGCTCGGCAAGGGTGCTTGCTTGGACGGAACTTGTTTGAGCTGTTTTTGGCAGCGATTGGGTTTGAGGTTTGAGGAGCATGTGGGGATTATGCCAGAGTTTTGCTTGGTTTGGCAGAAGTTTATTTCTATGTGTTCCTGATTTGAGTGTTTGCCAAAGTTTGCAGAAAAATTTTGCATGTAAAAGCCCAGAGAATGGCCCCTGCGCTGCTGTTGTTGTTAAAATGGTACACGTCAGCGTTTTGTAAGTTTTCTAGTGTATATAACCGATATATAATTACTCGCTTATGCTACCAGGAAAATTTAATAACCTTACAAAAAATAAGTTTTGATTGTTCCCAAAATTGTGATATAGTCTTTCTCATGTAAGGGTGTATCAGTAAGTGCTTATATAAGCACTTACTGATACAATCCGTATCATTTTTTTAAAGGAAATCTATCATGAATGCAGTCTCTACCAATGTAACGTTCTGCGCCTTATCCACTATCACGGGGAAGGGTGTAACCATGGCCGAGAAGGTTAAGGCGCACGTATCCAATGGAGTCGAAGTCGGTGCGTTACTTGCCGTGGGTGTCGGGCGCAAAGCCATTATTGACGCACAAGGGGCCGACGGCATGGCAAAGACAATCCACCAGCTTGCACATGGCAATATTCGCCCTGCAGCTGCGCTTGTTGTCGCAAAATCAGGTAAGGCCGTTTCCATTATGGAAATTGATGGCAAAGCCCCTTACTCTGAGTGGCTTCGCATCGGTGCGACTCTTAAGGGTATGACCCAAGAAACAAAATCGGGTAAGCCTACATTAACCGCAAAGGCCCTTGCACTTCATTCAAGCCTTACCGAACAAGCTAACATCATTCGCGCCAACAAAACCCAAAAAATCGAAGCGTGAACGATTGACAACCTGATAACCCGCCTTTGCGGGTTATCAGTAATAAGGGATATAAAACCCTTATTACTGATAATCTTATCAGATAATCAATTGATTTTATCAATTTGTTGGTTTTGCATGTTTCCCACGGGTTAACATGCATTTTTTAAGGTTTCCCACGGGTTAACCCTAAAATCCAGCAAATAATAGAATTATGCCACAATTGATAGAACGATCATTAAAAACCCAATAAGATAAAAATCAATAATTATCGTATCGCACGATAATGCACAATCGTTGACGTGAACGTGGAATACACCGACACCCAAAACATTGTCGCACCAATTGATTTATCTAATGTAATGTCGATTTTATAGCGGCAAAGCCTTAACACGCCTGCAAACTGACCATTAACCGCTTAACTGTAGCGGGTTAATGTTAATGGATATTTGCGGGTAAAAAATAGGTTAGTCGGTTATTACCCTTGCGGGTTACTATAAAAATCATTACAGTGAGTCAGACACACAATCTAACACGGGTCAAGGTTAACCAGGCCTTGCGGATAATTTAAATTATCCATGCTCAGTGTTAGACCGTGGCGCATGCGAACCGGCCTAAAGCCCCATGCATGCTATCCCTTGCCCTTGCGGCGCTTCATTCTTTCCCTGACCCTTATCAATGCCATTTGCGGCCCTGCAGCGTTCATCGTTGCGGGTTTGCTTCGCCATTGGTTTACGGGTTATAGCGGGTGTTCGTTGACGTAGGATTGAGGATATCAGCCGATTTCTGACCGGGAATTCCCAACTCCCGTTATATCGCCTGTTTTTTGCGGCGCGTAGCAAAAAATTCCAACTACCGGATAGAGTGTGTAGTCACGTAAACACCCAACGTGGAATAATGGGTTAACTTTAACCGAATCAAAACCCGTCGATGAATAGTCTTGCGGGTTTTATTCCTGTTTGCGGTCAGTCACCGTATCTAGTGCTTGAATAAAGCAGAATTCAGACGAGTTCATGTTTGCTGCAAGCGTCGAACGCTACAGCCTTAAACTCAGGCCACGTGTGGAGTGCCTTGAAATCTCCACCATCGCCCTTCAATGTGGCTTTTTGTGTTTGCGGATTTAATCCGAAAATCTCAAACTGTACCGTTACGTGTAGCGGTATGGCTTGCGATTTTGCAAGTTTTTAAAAGGTTTCCTATGTCTTTGTTCTTTGTTCGTATCAATGTTTACGGTGTGTTCTTTGACTCTAAACCTACTTCAGAAATTGAAGCTGAGAATTTGAGGGCAGAGATTGAAAAGTTTGGCATTGGGGTTGTTTCGGTTGAAGCCGCTTAAATCTCAAACTGTAGGGGCTCTTGACGGGTTCCTATGGCTTGGCATTTTCGCCATGATGGAAGAGGAGAAAGAGATGACTAGATCACTGAAAACAAACCCGACCTACAAAGCGTTAGCGGTTCGCGCCATCAACAACGCAGCCCCAAAAATCGCCTCAGGCGACTATGCGGCGGCCGCACGGGCGGCCACGGACATCCACAGGGGGGCGACCCCTTGCAAGCTGAAGACCATGCGCTTCAGCCCACAGCAAGTGGCGCTGCGCTACTTGCGCCTGCGATTTGTTCGGAGTTTCCCCGTTTACGGTGGCGTCAACGCAACTTATGTAGCGGGACACGCCCGCGTATATGCCCACAAGTCAGGGTGGGAAGGTCGGGTTTGACGAGTCCGATTCTTTTGGAGACCACTGTATGACCCTGCAACGGGTTTGCGGCCTGAGTGTGCGAACTGACTGGAGTGCTATGAACCCCGAACTTGCTCAGGTTCTGCGTGAACTTGAAGAATCCACAGCGCGAATGCTTTCAGCTTTGAGTCGTCCGATTCTTTTGGAATCGAAGTTGGAGAAAGCCGTTAGTGGCGGTGATGGTGGGGCTGTTGTTGACGGCCCTGAGCTTTCTTAACTTAAAAGGAGATTTTTCATGAAAAATAGTCCCAAGTTTACTGATTTTGCGGATGAGCGTGCTGCATTATCCAGTCGATTGTCTGCCCATGTTCACGCTATCGGTAACAAGGTTGTTTGGGCCAGTTACGATACAACTAGCCGCGACATTGTGCAGCAACTGCGGAAAGGTCAAACAGACCGTTTCCGTGTGTTTCCTTGCACTTCTCATGAAGAAGCTGTGAATCTGGCGAAGGTGCTAGCATGAAAGTAATTTCTGCCATCAAGTGTGACGGGTGCACTTATGAATCTCGTGTTGCGGAAGTCACAGAAAATCCTGGCACTTACTTAGCCAGCGTTGTTAAGCTGCCTCAAAATGTAACAGTGTGGATTTTCCATACTGGTCGTTTGTCAGAAGCAAAACAACTTGCGGAAGACGCTTGCCGCAGCTTTGCGGCTAACTACAACTTTGTGAACTGACATGAAACAAACCACACTAAAAGAAGTCAAACAAGGGGATTACTTCAAGTTATCACCTAATGGCAAAGTATATGTGAAGGGCGAATACATTCGCACTGATCGTAGTTATGCTTGCTACAAATTCCATGATGTTAACTCTGAAACATATTTGAAGCCGACACGTAAAGTGTTTGTAGGCTTCACGTTCTGAAATTCCGCGCCGTTAGCATAACGGAAAATGCACGGGCCTTCTAAGCCCGATCTGAAAAGACTTAGATACAGGTTCGATTCCTGTACGGCGCACCAAAACCCTCTAGGAGCCTCTAATGCCCCGAGTCCATACCCTCGCCTCAAACTTCAAGCGTACACCCGGTTTGGCCCCTTTGCAACCTCGCCAAAGCCTTTGGCAGTCTCAAAGCATGGGAGGTCACAAACCCGCTGGATATGCAAAATCCAGCATTGGATTCATTGCATCCAAAGTTGACACTGGCGCACGTTACGAACACTACGGAAGGAAAGAGAAATGTTAGCCCTCTCACGAATCTTCAACTTGGCCGCAATTGCGGCCTTTTTTATGACCTGCGTTGAAGCTGTAACGCCCGGTAGGGTAGATGTAGCAGTTTATTACTGCATCGCTACTGTACTTTTTCTAGTTGTTGGGTTGTTCTTTGATGACTGCCACCACGACAAACAAAGAAGGGGTTTTTCCTTATGATTAATCTCACAAAAGCTCAACGTAAAGCCTTGCACAGAGTTTGGCTGCGTACCAATCAACAGGTTTCTTACCTGACCTTTCGTAGAACTGTTCAACCGGGATTCTTCGGCTGTGTAATGGTTCAATTTGCAGGCATGTGGCTGGGAGTAGAAAAAGATGGTCACACGCATTCTTAACATAGCAGTTGTTGTAATCTGCTTCATCGTCCTCCCTTCAATCGCCCACTATTGGAGTTAACATGATCTCTGTTCAATACAAGGCCAAATCTGGCAAAACTCAATTCATGCCTACTCTAGAGCATGTACAGGAAATGATCGAAAACAATCAAGGTTTTTGCCTTGCTTGCGGCGAAACTCAAGAAGGTGTTGAGCCCGACGCTCGACGCTACAAGTGTGAGTGTTGCGGCGAAGAGAAGGTTTACGGCGCTGAAAACTTGGTTTTGATGGGGTTGGTGGCATGAAAACCATCTACAAAAAACAGCTCCGAAAAGCTTTCTCTCGCGGTTTGCGTGGCAAGTCCAACAATGTTCCCGGTGTGTTCGGCAGGTTGTTTTACACCATTGGCAAGGACTCTGCCATTGGTGTTCCACCTGCCTCCGTAAAAATTGAGGATCGCTCAAATTGGTCTAACCTTGCTATGCGCCTTCTCTTGCTTTGGCCTCGTCCTCACGAGTTCACGGTAGTTCATGGCAGCAAGGTTTACACAGTTGACATCTCAGCCTTCTTGTACGACTTTGAGTCTATTGAAAGTCTGTTCAAATGAACAATATCACTTCCATCGGCCATGACGGTGTTTACATTCTCCGTCAAAAGTCCAACAACGAACCTGCACCCACAAGTCTTTGGGTAGAGTCAAGCAGGGACAGCGGCATCTTGCAAGGCGGTAAGGCTCCCCAGCATGCAGCTTCTACAGGCCGAGTCTATGTCAAGGTCGGTACTCGCACTTGTGAGGTCTTTCCCTCAGTTTACGGCCTTTTCTGGGACGCTTATTTACCCTTTGCGGACTAAACAAGGATTATGTTAAGTCCCAACTTTTCAAAAATCCCGATGGATTAGTTAACCGTCCGGTCGGTCGGTTAATTCCAAACCCTCCCAAAAATTTTCTCAATTTTTCAAAATTATGACAAATACACACATCAGCAAAGACTACTACGGCAACTGGCAAGCTAAAACCACAGAAAAGATCACCATCAACGGCAAACCAGCACACGTTGACCTTTCCACCAGTAAGCACAACAAGCAAATCGTCACAACGCTTTCTGTTTGCTGGCCCAGCGAAGACGGTCGCTCGACTCGATTCACCGTCTTTCAAGATTACTTGCAGCGACTCGAAGCAAGCACAGTAAGAGCCACAAGCAAGGTCGTCGAAAATCAGCACGCCAAGCACAAGGCGAACATGCCTCAACACCTGCAAGACGTTCAGGATTTTTACGCAGACAAGGTTTATTGAACCCAACTTAAAAGGAAACAACATGAAAACAACACTCAACCGAATTCGAGAGCACAGCCCTTGCAAAGAAGGCTGGTCAAAACTATTGACTTATCTTGGCAAAACAAGCGCAGACGATGAGCCATTAGAAATCGCAACTATAGTCAAATCCAACGGACTTGA